CTGAACATCTGTTTTCTTGGGGTCGCGACCTACTCGTTTTCTCACAATACCGAGGCGCGCAATACGATGCTGACCAAGATCCTCGATAAGTGTCTGGAGGCGCCGAAATGACCGCCATCGCCATCACGCTGCCACTCGACCGCGCCTCACCCATCCGCGTGCCGATCCGCGATCTCGTCCTCGGCGGCACGGACAGCCTCTCGCTGCTGATCTCTGTCGTGGAGCGTGACAGTCCCGATGCGTCGCCGATCGAACTGTCCGGCGGTCTCGGCGGCCCGGCGGTCTCGATGTTTGTCTGGGCCGACAGCCGGGGCTGCCGACCGTATTTCGGCGGCTGGGATTACGGGTGGGGTTGCTGGTATGGCGGTGGTATCGCCGGGCCCGCCACGACGCTCTGGACCGGCCTGGGGACGGTCTATACCGCCGCCAGCGGCACGTTCCGCATCGTCGTCCCCGCCGGCACCATGACCGCCTGGCCGCGCCGCTGCCGTTGGGCAATCCTGTTCGACACGGATGGCGGCGGCGATGTCGAGTTGCTGGCGGAGGGGCACCTGCATGTCCGCCCGATGGTCTCGCGCTCGATCGCCCCGCTGATCATGCTGACCGATCCGCACCCGGCGACGCTTACCAACCCGAATGAGGAGGCCATCTTCCTCGCCGGAGCACCGACGCCATGAGCGTGACAACAGGAACATTCCCCGGCGTCCGCATCGCCGACATGCCCGACCTGGGCGCCGCCACGAGTTCCTCTTCCCTGGTGGGGGAGCGAGCGGGGTCCGGCCGCTTCCGTCTGCCGGCGGTGCGCGATTATGTCATGACATCGCTCGGCGCCGTGTCGATCGTTCAATACGGCGGCGTCGGCGACGCCACGACGGACAACCTCGCCGCGATCAACGCAGCTATCGCGGCATTGCCATTCGGCGGCACGATCTCGATCCCGCCCGGAAACTATCTCAGCTCCGGGCCGATTACATTGCCGACGGGGGTGTCCTTGCGCGGCGCGGGCCGGGCGGCGTCAACGCTGACCATGGCATGTAACGCCAATCCCAATATTCTGCTGAACACATCGTGCGGAATATCCAACCTTCAGATCACCGGGCTCGGCACCCAAACCGGCGCCATGATAGAGATGCAAGGCAACGCGGGGTCGGTTCGCGACTTCACGTTGCAGAACTACTTCAACGGAATCGTTATCCAGGGTGTTTCGGCCAGCGTTCTCGCCGTTGGCGCGACCGTCAGCGATGGAAGTATGTTCAGTCCATTGGCGGGCGGCGCCGGTATCGTCATCGACAATTTCGGCGGTTGCATGGTCACGAACATGGTGCTGGCTGGCCCCATGACCGGCACGCAACCGAATGCGTGCATCATCGTCAGGAACGGCGACACGCTGCTGTTGTCCAATATCAACGCGACGTTCCACGGGCCGTTTCTGGTTGGGCCACCCGCCAGCAACAACACATTCGCCCTGACCATCACGAATTGCCTGTTCGACAGCGCGAAGGGGTCGTCGGCGGCGATGTTCATCCCCGGCGGCGGGGTGTTCGACACCCTGATCTCGAATACGTGGTTTGGTCTGTCCGCCGGGCACGGCCTGGTCATCCAGCCGGCCGCGCCGTCCGGAACCGTCAACGGAATGGAAGTCACCGGTTGCCAGTTCTGCGCCAATGCCGGCGGCTCGGGTGTCCGGATCACCGGCGCGGGCGCCGGGGTGAGCGGGATCAACATCATCGGCGGCCGTTCCGAGGCCAACTCCAGCAACGGCGCGCACGTGGACGGAACGCCGGTCAACGGGATTACCTTCAACGGGTTTCGCGCCGGCAACTATGGGGGCAGAGGGGGCAACGCGGGTGCCGGCATCCTGACCGCCGGGGGTCTCGATCATTACGTGATTACGAATTGCAGCCTGTATGGCAATACCGGTTCACCGTTGAGTGACACCGCGACGGGGACAAATAAACTCGTTTTCAACAACCTGGTGACCTGAAGCGATGTCCGACACGCTCACCGCGCATGCGGCCGCCGGGAAATGGTGAAATGCTGACACACTCACCCAACTACAGGACGCGCTGCTTCAATGAGGTCCCGCCGGCCGCATCGGGATTAATGCCATATGTCTGACACTTTAGCCACGCTTTCTGAGGCTCTGAAGCCCAAAACCGGGATGCGGCGGATACCGTTTCCCACGGAGACATACGAGCACCCATCGCTGCCACTGGTGCATAAGACCCTTTTGAATTTAATGGTCGAGCAGGCGCCCGCCGACGCGAGGACTGAGACGCCACTGGTCTCCACGCCAGCGTTGCTGCCCTATCTCAGTGTCGGGGCGGACCCGATCCTGGCGATGAACGACGACGCGCCGGGCGTGATCTATCTCGTAGCCGGGACGAAGGCCTACCGCCTGCGGTTCGCGGCGGACGGCACGCCAACGATCGAGATCCTGCTTGATGTCGGCACGGCGGACGCCGGAACATCGCCCTGGAACAGCTTCGTCACCATCGCGGCGGGGCCGATCGCCGCCGTGATCTGCGTGGCGCCGCGTGCCTATACCTGCGGCCATCTGCCCGGCGATGCGTTGAACCTGATCACCGACCCCGACTTCCCCGGCGCCTCGTCGGTTTGTTACGTGGACGGCTATTTCGTGTTTTCCTCGCTCGGCGACACGTCGCAGTGGTTCATTTCCCGTCTGCTTGATCCACTGAGCTTCGACGCGCTGGACTTCGTGTTTTCCGACGCCATGCCAAACGCCATACGTCGGGTGATCGCGCATCGCGGGCAGGTCTGGACGGTGGGCGAGAGCGGCTTCGAGGTTTGGTACGACGCTGGGTCGAGTGGGTTGGAGACCACGCCGGGGATCTCGTTTTTCCCATTCCGCCGCATGTCCGGCGGGGTGATCAATATCGGCACCGGCTCGCCGATGTCGGTCTGCCGCATGGACGGCTCGGTGTGGTGGATGGGGCTGGATGGTATCGTCTACCGATCAAACGGCTACGCGCCGAAGCGGGTTTCGACGCACGCCATCGAGGCCATTATCAGCGGCAACGCGGTTGGTCTGGACGCGATGACACACGCGTTCCGGGGTCACTGGTTCTACTGCCTGACGACCCTGGATGACCGGACATTGGTCTACGACGCCACGACCGAGAAGTGGCACGAGCGTTCGACCAGCACGGACGGACACGCCCCGTGGGCGGCATGGGTCGCCGCGACCGACAATAACGCGCTGCATTTGTTCGGGGGTCGTTCAACCGGGCAGATTTACACCCTGGCGATGTGGCCGGTTGACGCGGGCGTCACCGTGATCAGGCAGGCGACGTTGCCGCCGATTACCGTCAGCAGCGTTCGCGGCGCTCGGGCGTTCTGCGCGCGTGTGGAGATCGAGATGGAAGTAGGCTCGGCCGAGACGCCGGGGCCGGTGAGCCTGGATTGGTCGAACGACGGCGCGCGAACGTGGACGACGCCTCGGATCATGTCGGCGGGGGCGCCGGGGACATTCCGCCATCGCGTGTTCACGACACGGCTTGGATCGTTCCGTGAGCGGAGTTTTCGGCTGACGGTTCATGGACTGACTCGCCTCTACGCTGTCAGCGCCGACATCGCGCCGGGGGCCTCGTGATGGCGACGGCACCAAAACGCGTCGATCCGCCGTTCCATGACGCGCCGATCGCCGACTACCCCTCGGGCCAGCAGCACTCGCAGGCGTGGACGGAATACCACCAGAGCCTGTCGGATCAGGTCAACGCGATGGCGGTTGCCGCCACGAAGCACGCCGGGGTAACGGACGGCTCTGACGCGGTGGCCGGGGACATTGGCGAGTATCTGGTCACGCCCAGCGGCGCCTCCGTGGGGCTGAGCAACGGCTCGGTCCAGAACATCTGTAGCCTGGATCTGACGCCGGGCGACTGGGATGTGGCGGGCAATGTGATCATCAATCCGACCGGGGCGGTGACGTTCGCGGCGGCGAGTTGCAGTACGGTCTCAGCCACGCTCAACGTGATATCCGCGAGGGTCGCGGGGTCGGCCGCCGCCAATCAGTTGCGCCTCGGCACGGGCGGCGATCAGCGGATCAATGTCAGCACGGACACGACGGTTTACCTCGTGGCGCAATGCGGGTTCACGAGCGGGGGCGTGTCGGCTACGGGCATGTTGTGGGCGAGGCGTCAGCGATGACCCGGTTCGTGCAACTCGCTTCTGGTCGATTAGTCCGATATGCGCTATGGTTTTGCATGCGAAAAGTCAGAAGCGATCGAGGTGTTGCCTCAACCCATGGCTCCTCGATAACCCACCCAAAACTCTACAACGCTTATTTCTCCATGCGGGCCAGATGTCGGAACCCAAGGAACCCCGCCTATGCTAATTATGGG